GCCGCCCGAGACCACAACGGCAACTGGAAACAAGCAGCCCAAGCCTACCTAGCCACCCCAAACGGCCAAGCCGAACCACTACCACCCATCCCCACCGGCGACGAAATGCTAGGCATGCTCGTCAACTGGAAAGAGTTCTGGACACAAGAACACACAACCGAAGACTGGATATGCAAACCGTTGATCGCCCGAGGCAGACAGACCGCCATCTTCGCTGGAGCCAAGACAGGCAAGTCATGGCTCACACTCAACGCGGTAGCAGCTCTTGCCACAGGCAAACCGATCTTCGGCCAAGCAGCACAACCACCAGTCAACTGTCTGTATCTCGACTACGAAATGATTGAATCCGATCTCTACGAACGCTTAGAACAATTCGGCTACACAGAAGACGACGACCTATCCCACTTCCACTACGCCATCATCCCCTCACTGCCACCCCTCAATACACCAGAAGGAGCCTCAGCCCTGATGCACCTCATCAGGCTGGTCAAGGCTGAGGTTGTCGTGATCGACACCACAGGACGTGCCATTGACGGTGAAGAGAACTCAGCAGACTCCTACCGTGAGTTCGCCCGCACCACAGGCCTAGCCCTCAAGCGTGAAGGCGTAGCATGTGTGCGCACCGACCACGCAGGCAAGAACGCCAAACTCGGGCAACGAGGATCATCAGCTAAGAACGATGACGTGGACATCGTCTTCCAACTATCCAAGACCGATGACGGCCTAAGACTCAAACGCACCCACACACGCATCGGCTGGGTACCAGACACCATCGACCTCATCGTTGAAGACTTTGATGACACCATCAACATCAGACTCAAGACCAAAGAACGCACAGGCTTCACTAGCCAAGAGATAGCCCTAGCCAAACGCTTAGACGAACTCGGCTACCCCAAAGAACTAGGAACCAACGAAATCATCCGGCAAGCCAAAGCCCAAGGCATCACACTCGCCCGCAAAACCACAATCTCCCGAGCCGTCCAAGCCCGCCAAATGCCAACCCCCGACCCCCTCAACACGGGAACCACCCTCGGGAACCACTTCACAGAACCCAACGGGTACAAGGGAACCAGTGTGTGTAACGTAGTTACACCACAGTTCCGTACTGAGCCTGACACCGACCAATCAAATCCTGATCACGACAACATCATGCCCGATGAGTTGTGGTAACCCCAGCCCACCCACCCCACCCAGCCATGCCCATCCAACGCCCATGTCTCGACTGTCATCGACTCACACCAAACCAAAGAAGATGCGACGGGTGCCAGGCCACCTGGCACCAGCAACACCCCAAAGGCAGACGAACCAAATACTCAGGCAACTACCAACAACGAGCCAAATGGGTCAGAGACAACGCCACCATCTGCTGGATATGCAACCAAGGCGCAAGACCCGACGACCCTTGGACTGCCGACCACATCTACCCAGAAGACGACTCGATCCTTCTCGCAGCCCACAGGTCATGCAACTCCAGCCGAGGCAAACCGAGGCCGACCCCTTGAACCCCCCGCCGTCATCTCGGGGGGTGGCTCTGTCTTGGGCAGCCCTAGCCCGAGAAGACCCCAAGTCGTGCGCAACACGCGCATGGTCTGTGGAGGGGTGCTGGCTAGAGTGGTCGCATGGCCACACAATCAACGGGAGTCGGTCGCGGGAACAAAGCGCAACCAATCGAGCAGAAGCGTTTGAAGGGTTCACGCATTCGGAACGGTTTGGCTGCACAACCGATGCCAGACATGGCGTTGGCTGTGGTCGATCCGTCGGTGGTGCCGTTGGTGCCGGTCGGCTTGGGCGAGGTTGGGACTCGGTATTGGTTGACCTATTGGACGGCTGGTCGTCGTCATCTGTCGGAGCTGCACGACACTCCGTTGATGACCAGGTTGTGTTCCAACTTCGACAAGATCGCAGAGTTGGAAGCCTGGTTGGGCGACGAGGTCGAACGAAGGTGGTACACGAGTCCGAACGGTCAGATCGTGACGCATCCAGCGGTGAAGCAGATCGAGCAGATGGATGCTCAGAACACTGGTTGGATGTCGTTGCTGGGTTTCACACCGTCGGATCGGGCAAGACTTGGTTTGGCAGAGATAAGGGTGGCAAATGAACTTGATCAATATCGCAAACGGAAGTCCGACGTGGTCGACTCCGAAGTTGTATCCGAGGTCTGATGGTGCGCAGGTTGCCGATTTCGCGGCCACGTTTCTTCATGTGTCAAAGGGTGTTCGGGCTGGTCAGCCGCTTCTGCTTACGCAATGGCAACTTGACCTTCTGGATTCTTTGTATGAACGCCGCCCTGATGGTTTACTTCGTTACCGCCGAAGCCTCATTGGCTTAGCGAGGAAAAATGGAAAATCGTTACTAGGGAGTCTCTGCGGTCTTCATGCTTTGATTGAGGGTGAGCCTGGTGCTGAGGTGTATTCGGCAGCTGGTGACCGTCAGCAAGCGCGAGTGGTGTTCAACGAAGCGAAGTGGCAGGTCACTCAGTCGCCTGCTTTGTCTGGTGTGTGCAAGGTGTATCGGGATGTGATTGAGGTTCCGTCCACCGGTGCGATCTATCGTGTGCTTTCTAGCGATGCCAAACTTCAACAAGGCCTGAACCCGTCGTTCGTGTGCTTTGACGAGTTGCATGTTCAGCGCGACTCAGAACTTTGGGATGCGCTCACGTTGGGTTCGGGTGCAAGGAAAGACCCGATGATCGTTGCGATCACGACCGCAGGCTACGACTTCGACACGATCTGTGGCCGTCTGTACAACTATGGCAAACGTGTCATCGCAGGAGATCAGGCTGATGAGCGGTTTGGTTTCTTCTGGTGGGAAGCACCGGAGCGTTGCGACATCTCTGATCGTGACGCTTGGGCGGCTGCGAACCCGAACCTGGCTGAAGGCTTGCTCGACTTAGAAGACATGGAGGTGTCGATGAATCAGACGGCTGAGATTCCGTATCGCAGATACAGGCTGAACCAATGGGTCAGGCAGGAAGACTCACCCTGGTTGCCGATGGGTGGTTGGGAGCAGTGTCAGTCTGAGTTGGGGTTGGATGCCGAGTTGCCTGCGTTTGTTGGGATTGACATGGCGTTGAAGCATGACTCGATTGCTGTGGTTGTGGCTCAGCCGCGTGATGGTCGGATTGTGGTGCGGGCAAAGATTTGGCATCCTGATGCGCATGCGATGGATGTCGCAGCTGTTGAGGCGTATCTGCGTGAGTTGCATCTGAACTTCAATGTGCGCGAGTTTGCCTATGACCCTGCGTTCTTTCAACGAACCGCTGAGGTTCTAGCCGATGATGGTTTGCCGATGGTCGAGTTTCCGCAGTCGGCTCAACGTATGGTGCCTGCCATTGGTACGTTGTATGAGGCGATTGTTGGTCAGGTGTTGGCTCATGATGGTGACCCGATGTTCACTGATCAGGTGTTGTCGGCTGTGCCACGTCAAACAGATGCAGGTCTGAGACTGTCCAAAGGTAAATCGAAGCGCAAGATTGACGCTGCGATTGCGTGTGCGATTGCTGTTGATCGTGCAACTCGTCGTGAAGAGGTCGCACCCGTGCCTGGTTTCTTTGTAGTCTAGGAGCATCATGATTCTGTTGATGGAACTTTTCGCCGCATCACTCATCGCAGTTGGGATATTCTTGTTGTCAATCCCTATCGGCCTGATCTTTGTCGGGTCTGTATTTCTATTGTTTGCCTTCGCTATTGAGCGCGGGAAGAAAGAGGCGAGGAAGTAATGCTGTCACGACTCTTGAACAATGGAGGTGAGCAACGCGCAGTTTCATTCCAATCGCTGTTCGCATTAGGCGACGGCTTCTCGATGACAACCAATGCCGGAACTGTTGTCACCCAGCAAGACTCGTTGAAGATTGAGGCTGTGTATTCGTGTGTTCGAATCATTGCTGATTCCGTTTCCACTTTGCCTGTTGACACGTTCGTCCGTGTTGGTGCTGAGCGTCAAGCGTTCCGTCCACGACCAATGTGGTTGGATAACCCTGAGTCTGGTATCACCCGCACTGAACATTTCCAGCAGGTGTTGGTATCGTTGTTGTTGAACGGCAACTCGTTCACTCGGATTGTTCGTGACGATCAAGGTGTGGCTGCACTTATTGTGCTGAACCCTGAGAAGGTTGAATGCACACGCAACCGTGAAACACGTCGTCCTGAGTTTGTGTATGACAACCGTGATGTGATCCCACATGAGGACATGATTCACATCACTGAACTTCGTTTGCCTGGTGAAATGCGTGGCCGTTCCCGCATTGATCTCATCAAAGAGAATCTTGGTTTGGCGAAAGCCTTGGAAGAGTTCGCTGCACGTTTCTTCGGTCAAGGCTCAAGTGCTTCCGGCATCATCGAGTTCCCTGGCAACTTGACTCGTGAGCAGGCGAAAGATTTGGTGAATGGCTTTGAGGAAGGTCATCGAGGGTTGCGTCGTTCACATCGACCAGGCATTCTGTTCGGTGGCGCAAAGTTCACCAAGACCACAGTGGACAACGACTCGGCACAGTTCCTTGAGTCACGCCGTTTCGCCATTGAAGAGATTGCCCGTATCTTCCGTGTGCCACCAGCAATGCTTGGACACAACTCCGCTGGGGCGATGTCCTATGCGTCGGTAGAAATGAACGGCATCAACTTCGTCACCCACACTCTCAGACCGTACATCTCCAAGATTGAGGACGGCTACCAGAAGTTGCTGACAGGTCGAGCATTCTTGAAGTTCAACGTGGATGGTCTGTTGCGCGGTGACCAAGCGTCACGCTACGCAGCATTCTCGACCGGTATTCAATCAGGCTTCCTATCAATCAACGACATCCACCGCATCGAAGACATGTCTCCTGTTGAGGGTGGCGAGGCGTATCGTGTTCCGTTGGCCAACGTGGACATCGGCGCAGCGAACCTTGCCGAGTTGGACAAGAAATCACAGATCGCACAACGCTTGATCCTGTCAGGCTTTGATCCTGCCGAAGTGATGAGCGCACTTGAGCTGCCAACGATTGCGCACACTGGTGTTCCTTCAACACAGTTGCAGGCTTTGTCGACAATCAACCCAGCCGATCCCGCATCGGTCTACGAGGTGAAGTCGCAGAACATGGACATCAACATGCCTGAAGTGATCTTGAACTACACGCCACCAGCAGTGAATGTTCCTGCACCAGTGATCAATGTGCCTGAGACTGTGGTTCGGGTCAACATCCCAGAGTCACGGCCTACTGTGCGCACCGTTGAACGTGACGCTGAAGGACGCATTCTGACAATCACCGAAAGGGTTGAAGACTAATGGCACACGGAATCGGTGCATATCTTGGCAACGC